TAAGAGGAACCGATAACCCTAAAGCACCCGAACTAGATCATAGGGTCGCAATGGCAGTCGGTGGTTCCCATACATGGGACAATGTTCAGTGTTGCTGCCGTAAGTGTAACATAAGTAAGAGTTCAACGAAGATACTAGGCCAGCACAATCTATTCCCTAACCCATTGATTTAACTTGATAATCGGGGGGCGGGGTGAAAACAATCCCCCCCTGACGGGGGGAGCGGCGGCCAAAAATTTCTTGAAATCCCGCAAAATCCTGCGTTTTTATAAGGTTCCACGAAGGTAACATGGCACGACACAGAAAACCGTCTATTATCAAGGAATTAGAAGGCAATCGCGGAAAGCGGCCAATTCCGGCTGAAATGGCACCAATTGGCCAACCCGAGGCGCCGGCACACCTGACGGCCGAACAATTGGACCGATGGCAGGATATCGTGAGTTCATTGCCGGTCGAGTTGCTGTCGCGGGCGGATCACCAGGTGTTGGAGCGGATGGCGGTGGCTTGGGCGGCGTTCAGGCAGACGACGATCCTGATTAACCAGGCTGGTCTTTTGACCCGCGGGCAGAACAACGAGCCGGTGCGGAACCCGCTGCTGGCGGTGCGCAAGCTGGCAACCACCGAGATGGAAGCCTGCGGCGCGATGTTGGGGCTGTCGCCGGTAGCGCGCACCCGATTGATTGCACCGGAGCAGGAAAACACCGATCCACTGACGGTTCTGCTCGGACCGCATGGCAAGGCCTGGAGCGATGAACGCACCACTGCGAATTGAATACCTGCCGCTGGCGGATCTGAAACCTTACGACCGCAACGCGCGCACGCATTCGGCTGACCAGGTGGCGCAGATTGCCGCCTCGATGCGGACGTTTGGCTGGACCAACCCGATCCTGGTCGACGATGCTGGGCTGATCATTGCCGGCCACGGGCGGCTGCAGGCGGCGCGCGAGATCGGGCTCACCGAGGCGCCGGTGATCCGCATTGCCGGCCTCACCGAACAGCAACGCCGCGCGCTGACGATCGCCGACAACAAGCTCGGGCTCAACGCCGGCTGGGACAACAAGCTGCTCGCCGCGGAATTACATACACTCGGCGACCTGCAGGGCGTGGTGGGATTTTCGGCCGATGAACTGATGCGGTTGCTCGGCGGCAACGAAGGTCTGACCGATCCCGACGATGCGCCGCCGCTGCCGGCCGATCCGATCACGCAAGCAGGCGATCTGTGGCTGTGCGGGCCGCACCGGCTGCTGTGCGGCGATGTCACTGACGCCAGCGATGCTGCACTCGCGATGGATGGCCAGACAGCTTCGATGCTTTTTACCGACCCACCCTATAACGTGGCCTATGAAGGAAATTACATCCAAAGCGGCAAGATACTGAAGCAATCCGAAAAAATATGGCTCGGCGGCATCAAAAACGATGACCGTCTAGAGTTTTCCAACTGGTTATCGAATGTTTATCGCTCTATTGATGCTCAACTTTGTGAGGGAGCGTCTATCTATGTTTGGCACCCCTCAGGTGCCGAGGGCCGCCACTTCTGGGCAGCGTGGCCGTGGGATGACTGGCATTTCCAAGTCGATTTGGTATGGAACAAGACAAGCCTAATCATCAGCAGATGGGATTATAAGCCACAGCATGAACCATGCATGTATGGATGGAAGGGAAAAAATCGAGATTGGTCGGGGCCAAACAACGAGCCGACCGTTTGGGATGTTCCTCGCCAACAGGGTGCTTCTGGTGAGAAGCGACATCATCCAACGCAGAAGCCGGTCGTTCTTGCCACGCGTGCCATTAGCAACCATGCGGCTGGCATTGTATTCGACCCGTTCCTCGGCTCTGGCACCACGCTGATCGCCGCCGAGATGACCGGGCGCATTTGCCACGCGCTGGAGATCTCGCCGGCCTATTGCGACGTTGCGGTAACGCGCTGGGAAAACTTCACCGGCAAGAAAGCCGAGCGGCGGCCGGCACAGAATGCAGACGCTGCGTAATGCCGAGTATTGCTATGCTCGGATCGCGCGCATCGAGGATTACCTGTCGATGGGCTGGGTGATGGTTGCCGAATTGGGGCCAACGCACGGAGCCTGGTCGGTGCTGGCGGTTTGGTTGTGCGAATGCAGGCCGGCCAAGCTGCCATGCCCTTAAGCCCGGAATTCCGCGACCTCTACGCGAAGCTGGAAGTTCCCAAAGCCGACTGGGGTAAGCCGAGCGGCGAGGTGATAGCGTTTGCGCATGCGCTGGTGGTGCCGGCCGGCAAGCACGTCAACACCGCGCTGCGCCTGCGCAAGTTTCAGATCGACTGGATCAGGGCGGTCTACAATCCGCACGACGACACCACCGGCCAACGCGTGGTGCGCCAGGCGGTGCTGTCGGTAGCGCGCAGAAACGGAAAGACGCTACTCGCCGCGGTGATCCTGCTGGCACATCTGGCCGGGCCGTTCAAGCGGCCGAATGCCACGATCGTCTCGGCGGCGACCACGCGCAAGCAGGCCGGCATCGTGTTCCGGTTCGTCAAGGACATGGTGCGGGTTAACAAGTTTCTGGGCACGGCGCTAAAGGTGATCGACAGCACCAAGCGCATCGTCCATCGGATCGACGGCTCGACCTATGAGGCGATCGCTGCCGAGGCCGGCGGCCAGTTCGGCATGGGGCTCGCTCTATGCGTCTACGACGAGTTGGCGCAGGCCAAGAACCGCGATCTGTACGATGCGCTGATGACGTCGCTCGGATCGGAAACCGAACCGCTGATGATGATCATCTCGACGCAGGCGCCGAACGACCTGCACCTGTTGTCGGAACTGATCGACTACGGCGAGCGGATCAACAAGGGCATCATCAACGACCCGTCGTTTGTCTGCCATCTGCACACGGTTCCGATGGACGCGCGTATCGACGACGAAAGCAAATGGAAGCTCGCCAATCCCGGCATCGGCGACTATCGCGATCGCGCCGAATTGCGCGATGCGGTCAAGCGCGCGATGAGCATGCCGAGCCAGGAAAGCACGGTTCGGGTCTACTACCTCAACCAGAGGGTTCGGGCAGAAAGCCCGTATATCACCCATGGCGTTTACGAACAGAACGCAGGCGAATTCGATCACGGCATATTCACCGATGGGCGGCCGGTTTACGGCGGGCTTGATTTGTCGGCGCGCAACGATTTGACGGCGCTGGTGCTGGCGGCGGAAGACGATGACAACAACGTGGCGCTGTGGCCGATGGCCTGGACGCCGTTCGATACTATCGCGACCCGAACGCACCGCGACCGTGCGCCATACGATGCATGGGAACGCGAGGGCTATCTGCTGACATCGCCTGGGTCGACCGTGGATTATGATTTCGTGGCGCAACACATTGCCGATGTTACCGAGAAGATGAACCTGGCACGGATCAATTACGATCGCTGGCGCATCCATATCCTGCAACAGGCGTTTGCGCGCATTGGCGCCGCGATGCCGCTGGTTGAGTGCGGGCAGGGTTTCAAGGACATGTCGCCCTGCGTCGAGGCATTCGAGGAAATGGCATTGGCCGGCAAGATCCGCCACGCCGCGCATCCGGTGATGCGGTGGTGTTTTAGCAACGCGGTGATTTCCAGCGATGCCGCTAACAACCGCAAGCTCGACAAGTCGAAAGCCTATGGCCGCATTGACGTGGCGGTGGCAGCTGTCATGGCGCTCGGTGCCATGAAGGCGTCGGACAAACCGTCAATCGACATGACTGCGATGATTGCGTGATCACGCCGCGGCATCGCCACATGCTGCTGGTCGCCGACCGCACCAGGGATGTCGACGTGATTGCCGGCGTGGTGGATGCGGTGATGGCCGAGGGCGTCACCGCGATCGAGGTTGAGACTGCGTTCCGCGACGGTGCCGCGCAGTCCTACCTGATCGTTGACGGCGACGATGTTTCGATCGTGCTTGGAATGCAGGAAATGCTCGCCGCTACCGGCGAAGCCAACATGACGCCGGATCAGAACCGGCAGGCGTTAGCGGCACTCTCCAGGGAATAATCAGATGGACATCAAGGTAAAAGCGGCGCCGCCTCCGGGTAGCGACCGCCGCGAATTCATCATGTCCGACGGCAGCGTCGACCGCATGGGCGATGTCATCGAGCCGAAGGGCTGGGATCTGTCGAGCTTTACCGCCGGATCGAAGTTCAACCCGATCGCACTGTTCAACCACAAGCCCGATATGGTCGTCGGGAAATGGGCCGACGTTCGCATTCATGCCGGACAACTGGTCGGGCGCTTCATTCCGGCCGAGCCCGGCACCAGCGAGATTGCCGACAGCGTTCGTAAGCTGATTGACCAGGATATCCTGCGCGCGGTGTCGGTCGGTTTCGAACCACACGAGCGCGAGCCGCTGCACGAGAAGGCGGACAAAAATTACGGACCATGGCGGTTCAAAAAGCAGTCCCTGCTCGAATGCTCGATCGTCAGCGTTCCCGCCAATTCCAACGCGGTCGCGATCGCGCGATCGATGAACCTCTCCACCAAGACCGTTTCGGAAATTTTCGGCGAGCCTGCACGAAGTTTCGAGGCGTCCTCAACCGGCAAGCCAGCCAGACCAGATCCCGAACCCACAAGGGTTACGAAAATGTCAAACGCTACCATCACCAACAAAATCCAGAATGTGCAGCAAGTGATCGCCGGACTGATGACCAGTTACCAGGAACTCGCCGGCAAGGAAGACCTCAACGAAGAAGAAACCAAACGCTATCGCGACGAACTGCCGGAACAGATCAAGGCGGCCAAGGCCGAGCTAGAGGGCCACAAGACGGCCGAGCGTCTACTGTTCGGGGAAACCCGCAGCAGCGAACCGTCGCAGATGCCGTCACCGTTCAGCGGCCAGATTATAGCGCCGGCGCCGGCCAAGCCCGATCCGATTACGGCGGTGTCGGACACCATCCGCGTTCCGGCCATGCCGAAGCGGAAGCTCGAGCCCAGCGACCACCAGTTCCGCGCATTGGCGGCCTGGACCAAATCGCAGGCCTCGCACGAACAGGACATCGGGCAGACGCTGCGCACGATGTATCCTGGCGCGCACAACTCCAACGAGATCACCGGGATGGTGCTGCGTGCGGCGGTTAATCCCGCCAATACCACGGTAGCAACCTGGGCGGCCGAACTGATCCAGACCGACACCATGCCGTTCATGGATCGGCTGATCGCCGACAGCATCTATCTGCAACTGGCCGGCATGGGTGTGCGCTATACGTTCGGCAACGCCGGTGTGTTGAAAATCCCGGTGCGTGCCAATACGCCGAACCTGGCCGGCAACTGGACGGCGGAAGGTGGGGCAAAGCCGGTCAAGCGCGCCTCGTTCACCACTGTGTCGCTGTCGCCCAACAAGCTGTCCGTGATCTCCACTTTTACGGAGGAAATGGCAACGTATTCGGCACAGTCAATCGAACAGATCATTCGGCAGGCAATGTCGGACGATACCTCGATGGCACTGGACGGCTACCTGATCGACAACGTGGCATTTGCTGCGGGCATTCGGCCGGCCGGCCTGCTCAACGGTGTGACGCCGATCACGGCATCGGCCGCAACACCGGCAACCGCCGCGATGGTCGCCGATCTTAAGGCACTGATTGGGGCTATCATCGCCGCCGGCGGCGGGCGCAATATTGCCATCATCGTCAACCCGGCACAGGCATTGTCACTCGGCTTTGCACAGACCACGACAGGCGACTTCCTGTTCGAGGATCGCCAGGAAGCGGGATCCAAGTTCGGTGTCCGCTTCATCGTCTCGGCATCTGTCCCGGCAGGGCGGGTGATCGCAGTTGACGCGGCGGACTTTGCCACCGCCAACGGCGACGCACCGCGCTTTGCGGTGTCGACCGATGCAACGCTGCATGAGGAAGATACCACGCCGCTCGCGCTGGTGACCGGTGCGCAGGGTTCGGGCGTCGTGGCATCGCCGATGCGGTCGCTGTTCCAGACCGACGCCGTGGCGGTTCGCATGAGCCTCTACGTCTCATGGGTGA